AATCCAGAGAAGAATACTGTTGTACTACCTCTCTGTGTGCTTGCAATGCCCACAAAAGTACCTGTACTACCTAAACCAACCTTAACGGTGGATATACCTATCAAATCTTCTGTAATAACTCCAGCATAAAGTGTTTGACCATCTGTAAATGTTGATATACCTGTATCAACAGCATCTGATCCATCCCACCTAATATTAAGACCCTCTCCTTGATTAGGAGAATATGTCAATTTATCACCAGTCTTCAATCCATGATCAGGAAGATAAATTGCTTTTGTTTGAATAAATTTTTGAGTTATTCCAATTCCAGGATTACTAAATGCAATTGTAGTTCCAATACCAACTCCAGATCTTGTACCTAAACCAACTGAATCAGCAGGATTAAAATAAATTTGATTATTTACTCTATATTCATATTCAGAAGTAAATCCAGAGTTAATAGTAAGTCTTCTAGGATCTTCAAGAATTTCAGAAGTTACTGTATGAGAAACTCCCGTAACTCCATTAGCAGCTCTAAGAACTCTAATTCTAGAAAGAATAGGTTCTACATTTAATAATTTTACTGTTTCCGTCCCAATTCCAAGAAGATCGTTAGATTGAAGTTTTGATAAATCTCCACGAACATTAATATGAGTTACTATACCTGTAGCTCCATCAGTTCCAATAGCAACAGCAGTAGTTCCTAATCCAACTACATTAAGTTTGGTAGAAGTAATTCCAGCATTATAAACACCACCTATTTCAGAAGAAGTTGTAGATAATCCAGTAACCGTAATAATATCACGATTAACCCATTGATGGGGTTCTGTAGAAACAATACTATAAATTCCTTTTTGAGATGAAGGATATATTTCAACACTGGTTATACTACTAGTAGCAGCACTTACACTACTTACTGGTTTACCAAGAAGTCTTGAAACTTTAGCAGCAGCATCTCTTCCCTTAGTATTTGCATTATTAAATACTACTTTGTCACCAATTTTATAATTCTTACCACCAGTTTCAATCCCAATATTATTAACAAATCCTGGTTCAGTTCCAATAACATCTATAGTTTGTGATAAGTTATTAGGAAGTGGCATATATGGATAATATACCTTATCATCATAAATCAAATTATAAGGAGTAGTATTTCTACACCACTTACTACCATCTAAATTATAATCATCTTGATTTGAAGAAACTAAGAAATTAAAATCATTAGGAGTAGAATAATAATTTTTACCTACCAAATATGGAAATACTGGTAACTTATAAGTATTAAACTGCCCTCCTTGTTCTGCACCAGAATCATCAATTGTTGCAAAATAAGCATAAGTTCCACTTGGGAATTGTGGAGTTACACAAAATCTTCCATTATTTTCATCCAGAACAGTTTCATCAGTTACTTTTTTATATGTAAAGTCATCCGTAAAAAATCCTGCAGGAAAAATACTTAAAGGTGGTCTATTTTCCTTAATCGAAGCTTCTTCAATATACCCAGATTTCATCTGAGTTACTGTACCACCTGCTTTTTTAATATAACCATAAGGACCATAAATTGGATTGCCATCATATGCCCACCCAATGATAGGTGAATGATTATCTGATGGAACTTCCTGTCCATTAACCTTTTTTAAATCTGGCTCACCATATAAAGATTTACCTTCTTGATTTGTAGAATAAACAGTTTGTCTTAATTTTCTAGGAGCATATAAATGGTTATACTGCAATCCAATATTACCATCTTTTATAATTCCATCATCATCAGTAATTTGTTCAGTTTGATAATATTTTTCAAATAAATTAACATTCCATTTTTGAATATTAGAACGAGTTTTGCAATCTGTTCCTGAATTTATAACATCTATAGATGTATTATCTTTAGAATATCCAGATCCTTTATGAATTACATTAACACTCTCCAAAATATAATTGATAGTTGTTCCAATACCAACAGAAGAAGCATTTCCATTAAGATCAACTACTTTTAAAATAGGTGTTATAACTGCTCCCAACCCATCACCATTTATTTGTAGATTTGGAGGTGAATTATAATTACTTCCTTTATTCTCTACAATAACTTCAATAATTTGACCACCACTAACAACAGGAGTAAGTTGTCCATTAGATCCAGATAATAAAGTTACTTCTGGTTCTCTAATAAAATTAATAATTTCAGAAGCCCCATATCCAACTCCATTATTTGATAAATGAATAGATGTTATCTCTCCACGAATTATTGGTTGAACTTTAAGTTCAAATGTATCTGATCCAACAGAAGAAATACCAACATCTCCACTAATACTTACACTAATATCTTGATAATTAAAAGTATGAGTTCCTACACCAATATTAGTAAGAGGTCTATATTGCTTAGTTTTATAATAAAAATCACTATTTGTGGTTCCTACACCAACACTTGATAATTTAAATCTATCATCATCTACTTTGGTAACATAAAAATCAGTAGAAGTAGTAAGTCCTGCTATAGGTGTTCCATCACAGGTATAAGTTACAATTTCTCCAGATTGGTAATCATGATTTTCGATTTTTATTAAATTTAAAGATGTGTTTATACCTGCAGGAACAGCAGTTCTCTTTTTATTTTGATATCCTGTTCCCCCAGAAAGTATATTGATAGATTCAACTACAGATTTCTTCTCAAAAGATTTTATAAATTGCTTTCCAACACCTTTAGAAGTTAATGCGATTGTATTAATTCCAGCAAGAACACCTGCTTCATCTTTATGAAGTCTTATTGTAGTTCCACCAGTTCCAACAAGAGCAGCATAATAAGTTGCACTAGTAGTTAATCCACCAATAACATTTTGATTATCAGTAACATATACAACTTTCTCTGCATTTCTAAATTTGTGGTAAGTAGTAAATCCAATTGTAGAAGGTAAAGAAGAATCTGTCTCAAGACCTATTCTAGGAGAATCTGCTTCAAAAGAAACAGAATGCTCTATAGATTCCATATTTACAGAAACAACAGCACCACTTCCATTACCACCAGTAATTTTTAAGGTAGGAGTTTCTTGATAATCAAATCCTGGATCTATAATCCTCATTTCTCTAAGAGATCCAGATACTGCAGTATATCCTGTAGCACCACTACCAACAGAATCTTTAATATGTAAGAATGGTGGATTAATTACATCATAATCTCTTCCACCAGCAAGAACATCTATGTTTTTAAGTTCTCCATAATGAACCTGATCAAATGATTTATAATTTAATATTTCTACACCATTTACCAATATCCCAGTATGTCCAGGAGTAGTTTCATATACAGTCCCTGTATTATCTGGCGGACATACTTCTCTTAATAGTTTTTGTGAAGTTAAGGTCTTATTGTTAAATTTAAATGGTGATATTTTATTATCAGTTACAATACCAACTGAGTTTTGAGAAATAAATTTCTCATTATAAAGATCTGAACCACTTTTTGCAAATTTAACTGTTGTTTCATTTACCCTCTTTACAAAATAAAGACCCTCATCCATCAAAGATGATTTAACAACAAAATTGTCTATAGAAGTTCCACTAGTAGGATCTACATAGGCATCATTAATTATTTGTGGGGTATAATAAATTGCATCACCAGTATAGAATCCATGATCATAAATAGGAACTCCAGATGGACTTGTTGTTGCATTTGTTATAATTTGATATTCGTCACCACTGAAACTTCCACTAAAAACAATCTTTCCATCATTAACACCTAAAGATTGAGCACCATATGTTGGAAGAGAAGGTGATGATATGAGTAATTTATCTGTTCCTTTTTCTTTATATACATTTTGTATATTTGTAGAAAAATCACCCGTTTCTGGAAAATTAATTGCATTTGCTTTTAATATTTGCCTTTCAATCGTATAATTTAACTTAGTATTAATTTCACCCTGACCTTTTATAATAAAACCTCTAGAAGAAGTTAATTGAGTTATATCAGATACTGGTAAATTACGTCCATCACTACCTACCAAAACAGCAACTGATTTATCACCAACTTTAAAGTCATGATCAGTAGTTAATATAATTTCATAAGTCCAATCAGAAGTATCTTTAAGAGTTATGCTATCAACTTGATATACTGGAGAAAGATTATAGAACCATTCTTTTACTTTAAATCCAGTATCTCCTATTCCTAAAGTTTTAATTTTTACAGTATCATCCTTTTCAAAAAGACAATTACTATCTTCATAATTAAGATTATCAATAACTGATGTAATTCTTACTTCAATAGTTTCATCTTGATCAAGAACAGATTTTCCATATGCAAATGTATTAATGCCAATAGTTTCACCACTTAAAATAGTTTTTCCAATTCCACTAAGACCAAAGAATTGAGTTAAACTTTTAGATGTATATGAACTAACACCTACTGTATTATCAATATATTTAAAATATAATTCTCCAGTAGTTCCAAAACCAACTGTAGAGTCAACATCAATAACAGTGAGACCTGCACCAACTTCACCAATTACTCTTGTTCTAGGTGGAGTAATAAAAGTTCCATATGTTGTTCCTTCTACTCTAGAATCTCTATTATATCCAGCATCAACACTTAATTTATAAAATGTAGTTCCTACACTAACATTAATAGATTCAACATGAGTTATTGGAGCATATGCTTTCTCAATACCTTGTCCTTGATATGCATCTTGAAATAAGGTGGACAATTCCAAATTCATTGGATCGCCAGATATTGGCTCTACAACAAAATCATTTGTAATTTTATAATTTGCATTAGATGGTGTAAAAAGAAACTCAGAAGGTCTTATAATTTTTACATCTTCATTATATAAAGCTTTAAATAAAATTTCAAAACCTCTATCTGTTCCCTTACTTAAATAAAAATCTTTTGACTGTTTTATAAAAATATTTTGATCAAGATCTTCAGAAAATTTTCTTTTTTCAAATCCAGGTGTAAGTTGATGTTTTGTTTTAGTTAAAAACTCTGTAAGGAAAAGAGAACTTAAATTTTGTATTTGATCTCCTTTATCATGCTCTTTTGCACTAGTAGATTCAAATACCAATTCTTCAGAATTAGTAGGACTCTTATAAGAAGTAATTCCCGAAAATCCTCTAACACATCCAGTAAAAGCAAAAGTAGTTATTCCAGTATATGTAATAATTTCATCGTTAATTTTTAACAACCCATAAGAATCTGGGAATCCCAAAGTTCCTGTTGGGTTCTTTTGCATATCAACTTGAATTGTATCACTGGTAATGCCTACAGAAGCACCTAACCCAACATATTCAGTAAGTCCAACTTGTTCACTAACTTTTGTATAATCATCAATATTTTGTATTAGATCAATAGGACCACTTTGGTATTCTTGACCTTGATAATATGATTTTAAAAATTCAGAAACTAAAGGGTAATCACTTCTAACATATTGAGGAAGTTGATTCTGAACTATGTTATTAAATTGGATTTTTTTTGTAGACATTTTATAATTTTTCTATCTTAGTAAGTTGAACCTGAAGTTGAAGGAGTAGTAGTGGTGGTAGTAGCACCTCCACCATCTGTAGTAGAATTTCGTCCACCAGAACGAACTAGACTACCATTCGCATAACTTGATGTTGTAATATAATTAGAACCAGATGGATTAAGTCCTGATGCAATTTCATCAACCACGGTTTCAAAGTTACTGTTATTAATATCTAGTTGCAAATAAAGATCCTGTAATCCAATAACATCATTAGAAGAAGGAGATGCTGATATTTCAATAATAGTCTGACCATCTTTAAGCATTCCTGATTGAACATTAACAGGATTTAACGTAACAACTCCATTTTTATAATCAATAGTTCCAACATTTCTTCTCAAAATAGTAGGAGTTGTTGAATCTATCGAAGGAACAGTAAAGAAAAATAATGATCCATTTAATCTATTTGTATTAGGGATATCACCGATATAAACATCATCCATTATTCCTGCAATTCTAAATGCAGATGATTTAATATTATATCCACTCATTTTTTTAATATGGAATTCATTACCAAAACCAATTGAATACTCTGCAAAAGAGTTTAAAACAACTCTTAAATCTCTTCTCATATTAATTGTTGTAATATTAGAAGTAATAGATTCATTGCTATTATCAATAAGTGATAAAAATTTACTATACTTGAATCTAGCACCATACTTATTCATTTCTGTTGATTCTGCATACTTATTAGCATTATTCTGAACAACACTAGAAACAAATGCTGCAGATTCTGCCAAATTTGAGTTATAATATATTTTTGAATCAACTTCAAGGTAAAGATACTTCAAATCGAGTATTTCAGGAACAATTCCTGCTACTGCATACTTCTTTAATTTTAATTTTAACTGTTCTTTGACCAAATTTGGAAGAAAATCACCAGTTCTTGGTTTTATGCTAATAAAAACCTTTCCATACTGAGGTGGAATAAGATCCTCACCTCCAAAAACAGAAATTGACTCGGTTTCTGGATAAATTTTTGCTGGAATTAGTGATTCATAGTCATTTGCGGTAATTGCTCTATTTTGAGAAGCATAAATTCTTGGAGCAAACTTTCTAACCGACTCTACAGACTCAATTGTCTCTCCACCAGAAGCAATTAGTCCAGTTGTAAGTAAAGAAATACCAGTTGTAACATTATAAGTGTTTGCATTACGTGTATATTGAATTCTACCCGAAAAATTAAAAGAACTTACTCCATTTGCAGAATCTCCATTAGAAGTAATGTAATTAATAGTGATAAAATTACCATCTTCTAGTTTTTTTCCAAAAATTCCATCTCCAAAAAATATTTCATATCTTTCATCTTCAATTTCTTGTAAAAAATAAACTTTTGAGTCAGATTTTACGTCAAAAAGACTATCTTGTGAACTATATTTCGTTTCTGTCGCAGAAGCTTCAGTTGGATTGACTGTAACTGCGATTAAATCAGTATCAACACCAATATTTGGTAAAATAAATTTCTGATTTGGTATTCTTGCAGAATATGTGTAAGTTTGAGTTAATAATGTACCCTCATATATCTCAACATCATTAAAAGTTGCAATTCCATTAAGAACAGGAACAGTAATATCACTTAAAATTGAAAAAATAAAGGATTGTCCACCAAAAGAACCCGTTGAGGCTGCTACTGGACCTTTTTTAAGGGTTAAAGAAGCAGGTGCAGGTGTAATTCCACTAGTATCAACAAAGAAGGACACTGTTGCCCTTGCTGCTTGCCTTGGACGTGGTGTATAACCTATATTTCTTGCAAGTGAAACGATGTTTTTCCTTAAAGTTGCAGTATCAATGAACACCTCATTGGTGATCATGTTTGCATTATATGATGTAATGTAGGTATTATATGCCAGAACATCTAAAATTGTTGAAAGGTTAGACCCTTCAAAGTCATAATCTGAAAAATTCGAGTTGGATTTTAAATATTCCTTTAAAGTTGACTTAACCTCGTCAAAATCAAGGTTAGAAAAGTTAGCTAATGGCATTTTTATCTACTAGATTGCAAAACAAACTGTAATTCTTGTGTTGGAATCTCTGCTCCAATGATATCATATACAATAACTACATCAAAACCGTTATTTTCATAGTCAGGAAATGCTTCCACACTACCTAATTGCACTCTTGGTTCATAAGAATTGATGGAATCAGTAATTTCATCAACAATAACAGCAGCAGTTATCTCATCTATGTTATCAAAAAGAGATTCAGTAATTCTTGAACCAAAAGATTCATTAAAAAACTTTTCTCCAGGTAATGTAAATACAATATTTCGTAAGGAACGGGCAATTGCGTTCTCATTTTTAACCGCAATAAGGTCATCATTCAGTGGATTAGACTGAAATGTCATGCTAATATCTTTAAAACTTTGACTGACCCGTTCTATCGGCACATTAATACAGCGATTATCTTTTATTTATTAAGGATTGCAAACGATTGTTTCAAATAATCATCATTTGGTCGTCATATTCAAGATCATCTTCTTCAAAATCTCCAAAAATTTCACTTTGTACTAAATCATCACGTTTTTTAGGAGTAAGATGGTCATTTGAAACCTCTCTTAGCATCTTTTTCTTGGAGTTTTCCATAATTTTAGTGCATTTTTACTATTTAACAATAAAAAAAGGGGGATTGCTCCCCCTCTTAATCTA